TTTCTAGTCATTGTGGTTAACCCCTCGTCATACATTTTGTCAAGGGTTTCCTTAAAATCTTCTCTAACTAACCTCATACTTTACTCGTTTTTTTTAAGTTAAAAATAACAAACAACACAATCCCATATAGATATAAACCTGTCATTGTAGCAACAGATAAAGCAACCAATACAGAAGGGATATTAATCCCCATAATAAATAAATTATCAATCATAACACACTTTTTTTAAGTTAGTAGTGCATAGAAGATTCGAACTTCTATTTCTAGGATGAAACCCTAGCGTCCTAACCATTAGACGAATGCACCATATAATCCCCCTCATTTTCCCCTCAATAGTTTCCCTTAATTTCCCCTCATATATATAATAGTAGAGGTGGGCTATGTCGGATTCGTAATTTAAAAAAATAAAAAAACGACTTAAAAATAATTTTAAAAAACTTTTTAAAAAATGAGAGGGATTTTAACCCCCTCAAATTGGATCCAATTCTTAGGCTTTTTTTATACTCTTTCCATCCCTCCTAAAGTATTGAGAGTTTCATAACCTCTCAGCTTGTCTCCTGTCATTACCATATTAATTATATAGTCTTGCTTAATTTCTCCCCCCTCGTCAAAGTGTGGGTAGTCAGTTTCAAAAATCTCGTTAAACCTATCAGTTAATTCGTTCATGCTCTCGCTTGGAATTTTACCACCCTTACGGCTTGAATGTAATAACAACTTCCAAATATAACAAACTTCATCTACAGGATTAAGCCCGCGTATCTTTGCTAAATTATCATTTACAATACTCTGAAAAATTTTCATATTTTCTCGTTTTTTTAGTTAATATAGGAGGGGTTAAACACCCCCCCCCCTTAATTTATTTATTGGTTCGTTTTACCTTTTGTCCCGTCCTTATCTTGTTTTTTCGAGGCTTGGACTTTCATACGCTTTAAAACATCTTTCTTGCTTTGTAGCTTGACAGTTTTAATAAGTTTACATTTGTACCCTTCCCCGTCTATATCCATCCCTACAGACATGACTTTACCTTTAGGGCAAATTTCTTTTAGTTGCTTGTACGCCTCCTCAAGAATTTTCTCCGCCTTGCGCTGTACTTTTAGCGCATCAATTTTATCTTGTATTTTTTCGTTTTTAGCAGTTAGCCCCGCGTTATATTCTTTAGCGTCTAATTTTGCTAGCTTTACTTTACCCATACAATTTGAATAAATTAACTCTTCCCTATCAGTTAATTTGGTTTTCTTAAACACCTTGTCTAAAATGTCGCTCTCAGTTTTAGATGCTCTAAAGAAATCTAGCCAATCCTTTTCAGTTGCTAACTTGCTTTTCAATTCCGATACTTGATTTTTAATTGTACTCATAACTCGTTTTTTTTAGTGCCTCCCCTTAGTTGGATTCGGCTTACAGCCTCAAGATATAACCTTTCTAAACACTACAACGACTCAATGCATGCATTGTATCCAATCGTAAAGGCTTGACAGTCAAGGGATTACAATCTCAAATCTCTAAAATATGGGGCTAAAGTGCTGAGTATCAGCCCATTAAAAATAAGTGCAAATAATTTACAATGCACGCATCGTACCTCTGTAGGTCGCACTGTCATTGGGCTACAGACGAATTGCTTCTAATGGCCTTTCTTTGATGGGCGTGCTAGATTGTAAACGGGGGCAAAAGTTAGGGCTCTGAGGGGTGCTTAAAATCGGTACAATGTATGCATTGCAAATGTGGGTAAATTTGAGGCAAAATAAAGGGCTTAAATGCACGATATTTTAAAGGGGTGTCCGAATACAAGCGGGAGCTATTTGGATCCATTTTAGGGCTTAAAAAGGGGGTAGATTCAAGCGTTATATATTTGTTTGCACCCCTTAAAAACTTTGATGCTAAACACACTCAAAAAATTGGTATGCACTGCATAACGAATATGGGTGAAATGTCGTATTTTCGGGATAGTATGCACGCATAACAAATTAAAGGTATGCACTGCATAATACCTCAAAAGTGCTAAAGGCCTGGGAATCAACGAGTTAACAAATATAATAGTATGCAATGCATACGACCGTCAAATAGGGATATAGCGGTGGGGTGAACCTCTACGAATATAAGTAATCTCCAATAAGTGTTTAGGAAGAAAGAAAGGGGGGTATACTCACACTGAGTATGAAATACGATATAGCTACCGCTACGTTCTGTGCCGAGCTCCTGATGTCGCTATTCACTTTGCGAAGGTAGTGAAAAAAATATTAATAATCAAGCCACAATATTGAATTTTTTTTATATCTTTGCGAGACTATGACGCAGAAAGGAGCAGCAAGGGTAATAGACCCTGAGAAAATAAAAGCTAAACTTGAGAGGGATGAGAATCCAAACGTAGGGAAGAGAGGCTACAACAAGCAAGGCGAACCAAACGCAACACCTAAGACAAAAGGGAGAGTTACTAAACCTACTAGGATTGCTAGGGAAACTTTAGCTTTAGCCTTAGAGGGTTGTACGGATGAAATAAAGTCTGCGTTAAAAGAAGTTAGATATAAAGACCCTAAGTCTTATATTGAATGTGTAGTTAAGTTACTACCTTACGTTACACCTAAGCTTTTAGCTGCGCAGATTTCTGAAGAGAGACAAACTAAAATAGAAATTAACTTAACAAAAGACACATCATTAGATACTCTTAAAAATTTATTAGGAGAAGAGATAGATAGTGTTGAGGATGTTGAGTTTGAAAACTTATAACTATGTCAACTATACCAAGAAGAGAAAAGGGAGATGACGATAACTACGTTAGTGCTATCGGCAACCTACCACCTGCAACAGATAGAGAACCTGTAGTTGAAGATGTGATAGAAGACTTAAGGGATGACGTTAATGACTTATGCGATTTAGCTAACACCTTAGATGGATTAACATTTACTTACACTGCAGCGGCAGGTAGGTCTGCGGCTACTTTAGTTATAACCCATAGAGACGGAACAAGCTTCACTATAACTTAAAATGGATTTAGAAAATTCTACACAAACACCTGAGGTAAGTGTTGAGGTAAAGTCTGCCATCAAAAAGAAGATGTGTGAGATGTCATACTTTGAGTTCTTTAAAGAATCATTCAAGGTTGTTGAGCCTGCCGTAGAATTAGATATTAATTGGCATCATAAATACATTTGTAAAGTATTACAAGATGAGGCAGAAAGAATTATAAGTGGGGAAAAGAAAACAAAAGATATTATTATTAATATTCCTTTCCGTGCTTCAAAGTCTCTTATGTGTACAATACTATTTCCTGTGTGGTGTTGGATACGCGACCCGAAGCTTAGGTTTATTACAGCCTCTTATAGCTCATCCTTATCTATTGAACACTCTGCAAAGTCTAGGGATGTAATTAATAGTGATTGGTTTCAAAGTAATTGGGGGGAGTTGTTTACTATCAAGCAAGACCAAAATACAAAACAGAATTACGTAAACGATTACACAGGCTCAAGAAGAGCTACCTCTGTAGGGGGTACTGTTACAGGGGCGGGTGCATCTATAATAATAGTCGATGACCCTACTAGCCCAAAAGAGGCTATGTCTCAGACTGAAAGGACTAGAGCTAATGAATGGTATACAGGAACTCTATACTCTCGTTTAGATAATCCAAAGACAGGGGTTAGAATTATAATCATGCAGAGACTACATGAAGATGATTTAAGCGGCTTTCTCTTAAGAAACAACCCTGACAACTATAAACATATATGCGTGCCTGCAGAGGCTTCTAAAGGGCTAGAACCTAAAGGGTTGATTAAGTTTTATAAGAGTGATTTGTTTTGGGATACTAGATTCTCAAGAGATATACTTCAAGATTACAAATACCAATTAGGTAGTTATGAATACGCAGGTCAACTACAGCAAGAGCCTTCGCCTGCAGATGGAGGTATAATTAAAAAGGAGTGGTTTAATATAATTAAGAAAGCTCCTGATGATATTAAGGAATGGAAGTTTGTAGTAGACCCCGCTTATACATCAAAAGAAAATAACGACCCGTCTGCATTATTAGCGTTTGCATTTAAAGACAACCAATATTACATTAGAAGTGTTGAGGAAAAGTATTTGGAGTTCCCTGAACTCCTTAAGTACATTACCCTCTTTAGCCAAAGAAATGGTTACAGCAGAAACTCTAAGATATATGTAGAGCCAAAAGCTAGTGGCAAGTCTATAGTTCAAACGTTGAGAAGGAATACAGCTTTAAATATATTAGAAGCCAAACCGCCAGCTAAAGATAAAGTGGCTAGGGTTATGGACGTTGTAAGTATAATAGAATCAAAGAGAGTTAACTTAATTGAAGGTCAATGGGTTGATAATTTTATTTCTCAATGTTCTCAATTTCCTAACGCAAGGCATGACGATATGGTTGATTGTTTACAGATAGCATTAGATATGAATAACCGAGCTGCAAGGATAACAGCTTTTAGATAAACAAATATGTTAAAACACTTAGGATACGTGATGCCTGAAAATTGGGGCGAGATTACTATAAAGCAATTCTCAAACTACAACGTTGCGTTGAAGAAATACAACGACAAGCTTAATGCTTACCTATCGACTGATAAGGTAGAGATGAGTGAGATTCAAAAAATTATATTAGAATCTAATTTATACTTAGGCATCATGGCGGCTATGACAGGTAAGACTGAGGATGATTTGAGTTTAGAAAACCTTCACGTAGTAAAGGATTATGTGGAGACATTAGGATTCATACATAAAGCTAGGAAAGATAAAGTTTTAAAAGGGTTTACATTTAAAGGTGTAGACTATACTTTACCTGAGTATATAAAGCCTAACACTAAGTTTGGTCAGTATATAAATGCTTTACAAGCTGAGATGGCTTCACGACACAACGATCCATCAAGCATGGAATTTATAGCACACCAATTAGCTCACATGGTTGAGTATGGTGTAGTTAAAAAGAATGAGTGGAATGAGGCTGAGAGAGATAAGTTAGCTGTTGAGTTTTTAAACTTACCTTCGACTATAGCTATGGACTTCGCTTTTTTTTTGAACAGGCAGTCCGAGATATACAGAATAGTAGCATTAGACAAAGCGGCTCAAGCTCTAGGCAAGAACAACAAATATATGAAAGAACTCTTGGAGGTTACGGATGGCTTAAGTCTTTATACGAAATCGCCAAAGAGGGTGTCTTTACTAGACAAGGTGAGAGTCCGATTGAATCTGTTAAGAATACGAATACATCAGATGTGCTCGACTTCCTAAGCTATAGAATATCTTGTAGTAATTACGAGTCAGAGATTCACGACTACAACATGAATAAGAAATAAGTTATGAGTTACAAAACATTATCAAACATAAACGATAGCTTTAAGTTAGCAGTCGGCTTAACATATAATCTAGATAGTTATCTAATGATTAATTTAAGCGAGCTTAATGGGTATCATAACTTAGATTACCCTTTATGTTTAGTAGAGCCCCCATCGTCAACCACAAACAACATTAATAGAGCGTGGGAAAATTACTCAATCAAGTGCTACATACTTAAGCCTGACGACCAATCTTTAGAGAACATAGGGCAATACGATGATTGCTTGTCTTTGTTCTCAGGATTTATAGGGAACTTAATGAAGCAAAGAGCAGGGGTTTACTCTGTTGATAATAAAAACATATCAGTAGAAAGGGTTAGGGATATAGGTAACGATAATCTTATTGGAGTAGCTGTAGAGTTTTCAATGTCAATACCCTCTATATTAATTAGCGACCCTATAACTCCAACGCTTTACTCTACAAATCTTTGGGGAAGCTTCTCTACAAACTATGGAGTTACTCACTCTTACAACAGCGCGAAGTGGGACTCTGAAGTGTTAGCTCTTAGTCATAATTTAATACTTAATAGTGATTTTGCAACTGATTCAGATTGGACAAAAGCAGGCGGAGCAACAACATTAGGGGGCGTGGGTTACATACCAAATGGCGGTAGTTTATATCAAAGTATTGGAATGATTGCAGACAAAACTTATAGCTATACTATAATTGCAAAAGGGGATAGCGTTACTGGTGATTTAAGGGTGGCTAGTGGAGGAACTGAAGTATTTGTAATAGAAAATTTACCCTCTGATTATCAAACATATACGGGTACTTTTGTAGGAATTGGGTTAACTCTTTTATTATCAGAAGGTAATGCGGGAGATATTACTATCCAAAGCATCTCAGTAAAAGAAGTGTCCCCCGAATCAATGGAGATTAATAACACAGGGGAAGGGACTAGTCTTTCAACTTTCTTTAGTGAAGAGGTTAATTCATTTGTATTCACAGGGAGGCAATACCCTGATACCTCAGCCTTATATACAGATGTAAGCTTTTCAACTAAAAACTTTAGCGTGTTCGTTAAAGTATTCATACCTAACAATCCTCAACCGCCAAGTAACGCAACGTTGTTTAGTTTTCCTGTAAACTCTAGTAATGAATATTTTACGGTAGAGATTGGTACGGGGGCTAAAGCGGGGAAACTCTTGCTGTTAACAAATGATTCTAGAGGGTCTGAATCATTAGATGTAACTCCCGACATAACTCCTTTCGGTAGCCCTGAGCAGTATGGTGTTATAGGTGTTGTTAACAACTACGATGAATCTAAAATTACAGTGTATATTAATAACACCAAGCATGACTTAGATATATACTACGATGGGTCAATGGAGGATTCTAGATTTCACTTTGGCTCAAACCATATTGTAGATGCGGCTGAAGGGTTTGATAGTAAAGGGTTTAGTGGTAGCTTAAAGGATTTAGTGATATATGACGAAGCTGTAAGTAACAACAACGCATTAGATATAGTAAGCTACTTAAAAAACAATAGAACGAAATGACTCCTGACGAACTTAAAAGTAGATTAAAAGGTAAGATGATGTATCGGGCAAGGCTCTTAACTCAGTCATTGAGGAGGAATCTAATTGCTCGCGACCACGTTTTAACTGGGAAGCTTCACGATTCTATAAAGTCTAGAACTATGATGACCTCAGATGGTAGGTTAAAACTACAAGTGTCTATGTATAGATACGGGGATTACATAAATAAGAGAACTGATTTAAGACCTAAATGGAAACCTCCCTTTAAAGCTATATATGAATGGGCTAAAGAGAAAGGTTTAGAGCCTAGTCAAGAAATGAAAAAGAGGAAAGACCCTTTCTCTAGCATGGTTCACGCAATCTCAAATCACATGAAGAATAAAGGCTTTATGTATGAGGATTCTAAAAAGAATAAAGTAGGGTGGCTTAGGGAATCTATGGGTTTAGCAGAAAGAGAATTTGCAACCAACTTTGCTAATGATTTTGCGGGGGACGTTGAGAGGTTTATAGAAACAAGATTTAGAAATTTTTAATTATTATGGCTGTACTAACTAATAACTTAATAGCTACAAACGCTATAACAGAAACAACTATATTTACAGTTAACAGACCTATTAATGTTCAGTTCACGTACTCATCATCTGTAGGCCCTGAGATACCTATGGCTGTTGAGGTTGAGTGTTGGGGGAATATTGATGGCGTGTGGGGGAAGATAGGTGATGCTTTATATCAGAACAGGGACGCTGCATCATCAACAGCACTCCCCACTTTTACGTTTGATATTTCAGGGATATTAAAAAATGTTTTATCTAAAAACTTTCATAAAGATATATTAAACAAAGACGCTGACGATCCTATAGAATTAGATAACCACTCGTCTAATCCTTACTACACGGGGATGACTTCTATTAGAACTGTAGCTAGAAGTTGGTATGAGGTTGACGGAATACTTGAAAAGGTAGATTTAGGTGCGGACACAGTTCTTAACCCCGCATCAGGTGTTTACATAAACCCTACGGATATTGCTATTAGCGATAACGCCCCGTCAATAAGTTATTACGATAATCTACCAATATCAACTGACTACAGTATGTCTTGGTTATTTGACGGCTCAACAACGACAAGCTCTATCTCTAAGAAATCTTTTATGACTAACTGCCCTCCTTTATTAAGAAGAAAGGTAAGTATGAATCATCCTTTAATTCTAGGGGTTATGATGGAGTCTTTAGATTTAGGTAACGCAAAGATAGTCTTAACCTACGATGAAGGTTCAGGGATTGCAACATCTGATATAGACACCTACGGACTTATGGGTACGGGGATTAGACCTGTCATTTGGAATCTAACACCTAAGGAAAGTAACTCGAGTGGTTTATTCTCAGGGGGGTCAGATTACACTCAGCTAATTCCTGAGTTTGATATACATTTAGAGATTATAGTTGGTAGCCATCAAACCCCTCCTTTAAGATTTGAGTTACTAAGTAACGATGTAACTAAATGTAGCAATATAAAACAAAACACGTCAACCTTATATTGGATAAACGACTACGGTTGTTTAGACTTCTTCCACTTTAATGGTGGTGATACTTTAGATAGCGAGACAGAAAGAACGACATACATTAAAGGGCGTAAAGATTGGACTGACAACTATAGCTCAAGGCTAGGGATTGCTGAAGGGAAAACTATCTTTAAAAGAACTTGTCACTCAGAAGCTTTAAATAAAGAAGCTATATCTTGGCTTACTGAAATATTAAGAAGTACTCAGGTATATCGGTATGATTTACCTCGCAGACAATTACTCCCCGTAACTGTTATTGAAGGAGTAGCCAATCCACTATCCTTTGATAGACAGCAAGGGCAAATGGTCGTGACTATAGTTGATGACATTTTAATACAAAAAGATTAAAGAATATGCAGCCAACCGTGTTTGAAATACTATTAGATAAGGTAGACTCTTTAGGGGTTACAATAACTACCGCTGAACAATCTTACTTCTTTAATAACTTTAATTTTTTGGATTGGTCTATGGACGGGGCCTTAGGTTACGAAACTCCATCTATTTGGGATAATGCTCAGTTCTCCCCTACGCTGCAACTTGATTATACTATTGATAATATTAATCAGTTCTTTTGGTTTATGCAACCTCAAGAGATGGGGACACTAGTATCTTATCCAGGCAATCCAAATTACGTCCCTGCCACATTATTTAATGCATACAGTGGATTTTATAGAGTAACTGATTGGGATATTCAAATGTTTAGTGTTCCTAATAACGGACTTCAGTACGGTGAGGACTACGCTACTCTTGGCTCTGAAGTAGAATGGACTTGGGATTATGCTTTAGATTACCCTTACATCAATAGTACTATTTTTACCTCATTACAATATAACAACAGTAGTTCTATCCTCTTTCCGTTCTTATCATACTACAATATGATTAACCCTGTAATAAAAACAAGAAGGGCTGATGATGATTTTGAAAACTACCCATCATTCTCTCCACTTGCTCTTACAGGGTTAGGTCAAAGCTACCCACTAGGGCAATCAGATGATTATATGTGGACGTATAATGACAAGGTTAGTCAAACGTACACCTTAAAATTATACAATCAATTTAACAGGAATATTGATGGAACTCATTATGATAGCTACGACTACGTTTCTAAGCAAAGGATAGAGTCAAGACAAGGGTATATAACTACTGACGGGTCAGATTATTTTTATCAATACAAGAACGTAGACTCAATAGCTTCTAGGTTTAACAACCAAGATTGGTATCAAGGTAGTGGATTTTCGGCTGCCAACTTCTATTACGGGAATGATGTTAGTGTTGCTGGTAGGCAATTATCAACAACTCCTTTAGGGGATGCTGTTTTTTGGAAACAATACAACTCAACCGTATTAGGTATTGAGAAGATTTTTAATAACCCAACCGACATCGCGGCATTGACTACAGCCGCTATCCCTCATTACGAGTGGGTTACATTTGATTTAAGCTTAAACTTTTATAAAGATTCTCAGAACGGGGCTCAATGGTCACCTACAGATTTATCACCAAACACATTACTAAATGGTTGGAATCAATACGCTTGGGGAGGTAACGATACTCCAATAGGAATAGGGGCCTCTTACGACTCTCAAACATTCTACGGAATGACGAACCTTGTTGGGGGGGAGGTAGATTTAATTTCTGCGAATGTAGTGTTTAATAGCAACACTTTTCAAATACAATCTCATCCATCTCAAAACAACCCTAATTATAGTAGGGTTATAAGAATGGATATACCTATAGATTTTGGTGTTACATACCATTTCTACTCAAAAATATCTAACTCCATTAACGGGGGTAAGATATACTTCACTCAAAGCTCTAACATTAATTGGCATGAAGCAGTAGCTAGCGAGGGGACTCAAGTAAAAGAATATTTTAATCTCCCTTTCGGAACAAGCCAAGAAGTGCAATTTGATTTCACCCCTGTAATCAGCGAGATTAATATAGCTAACCTTACTATACCCATACAATATGGATGCATAATTATAGTTTGTGAAGGAAACGGTATAGATGAGTTTAAGGAAATTAAGATTGAAGAAGTTGCTTTAGATTGGAGAGTCGGTATGCAGTCTAAACACACTTGGGATTACATGAACTCAAGCGGAACGCTAGGGGCTTATGGGAGTGATAATTTTAATATGGATGGGGAGCAATGGATAGGGAGGACTAGTAACCATAAGCTAGTTGTAACAACTAATAAATTAGCCAAAGGAAGAATTGACTCTCATTGGTTTAACATTACAGATGAAGAGCATGAGGTTAACAACCATAATGACTACGACCAATCCTCTGATGAGAATATAACTTTCACGTCAGACTCATTTGGAGTATTAAATAACTACATTGAATTAAACGATAGCAGGGATTGGTGCAACCAATACTCAGAGCCTGTAAACGAAGATGTGTACACTAAATTTTTATACCCATCGTCATTACAACCAAAGGATAGTAAAGGCTTTTATAGAAATCAATTTATTAAAAAGACTATAACTATAGCTATAGCTTCTCCTGACTTACATTTGTACGCTGACACTATTAACTTAACAACTCCCTCCAACGAAGAACATTCGTTAGGGCTTGGTGGGGTTACTAGCTACATCCCTGCCTTAGATACGGATGGGAGCACTCTCTTAAGTCATCAATCAGAATCTGGAGCTGAAGCAATAAGTAATTTTAAACTTGGAGAGATAGAGTTTCATACGTGCCAAGATTCGCATATAACTAGAGACTTAGCAGGAGGTTATGCGGTTAGACTTTACAGTAATCCTTTAGTAACAAAGACACCTCCTTCTAAGATGACTAAAGTTATGAATGATGTTTCAGGGTTCGTAGACATAAAAATTACTATTGATTCATGGGATTATGCCTCTTCAGAGGCTCAAACCGCTGAGACTATTGACGACCTACACTTTGTGGCTACGTCAGGGAGTTTAAGTACTAGCTACGTCATACCGAGAACTTATTATAATCTTGATGTAAACGGAGAAGGAACAGTTTCGCTTTTATCCTACTTTGAGGCGGAGGCTGAAAGCTCTATATCCTTAAAGCTTAGTGGGCTTACGGGTTATGGGGCTGACGTTGTAATCTCTGAGATAGAGTTTACTCAGGAAGACCAAGCTCTCATAAACTTAGTACACATGGAGGCTTTAGATAATTCAGCGTCTCCATATCTCTCAGGAGTTAGAGTTTTCGGAATACTAGGCTATTGGTGGGAATCCTTCGGAGTAAATGGATTTGTAGTTAGCGAGACTTGGTCTCCATCGGAATGGTTTTTAGCTGAAAGCCTAGAAGGGCAGCCATCTCTAACGTACCTATTAACTGAAGGACTCTCCTCTGATGACATAAATGATTTAATGAGTAGTGAGAGTATTGACATTGAAATTGCAACACAAGATATTGATAGTGCTACAACTATAACAGTGGTAGATACTATTACAGGGGTTGAAGAGGAGGCTTTAATAACGTCAAGCTCTCCAACCACAACCAACATAACTAGAGTTCCTTCAGGGGAATCTATAGGTAGCATAACTTTAAAGTTCAGTCATTCATCTGACGGGTCTGTACTTAATGCAGTAGTAAATAGCGTGATACTTAAAGCTAACGTAGCAACTTCTTATTATGGGTATAGCTCTAACCGATACTCTCTAGATTTATACGAGGGGGGGAATGAATTTGCTTTAACATTAAACTCAAAAAACTTTGAGGATTTAGATTCAATAAATGGAGACTACACTAAAACCATTACAGTCCCTGCTACAAAAAACAACACAACAATATTTAATAATCAAAATGAGATTGCTGCAGTATTCAATAAAGCTTACTTCTTTGGCGTTCCTTGTAAAGCATTTCAACAAGGGGTTAATGTATTTAAAGGTAAAGCTTTTTTAGATAGTGTTGAATTAGATGAGTACGGGAAAAAGAATTATAATTTATTACTTAGAGGTGGTAATAATAATTGGGCTGCCTTATTAGATAAAGAGCCTAAGTTTTTAAGAAACATAATGCAGAACAAGCCTAATCATTATGTTCACTTAAAGCTAGACGATATTCAATATCAAGGATGGCAAGGAGCTTCCGATATAGTATTCCCTTTAGTAGATTCAGGGATGTGGCACGATACTAATTGGGGTGAGTGGGATGAGTATGAAGAACATCTATCTGTAACCTTAAACCACCTAAAGCCATCTTATAGAATAGCTAGAGTATTTGATGAAATATTTAAAAGTATTGGATGGACTTGGCAATCTAAAGTTCTTAATGAGAATCAAGAGTTCTCTACTTTTGGTAATGAATTTAATAACGAGTTCCATCAATTAATAGGAACTAAAGGACAGCCTAAGGTTCATGAGGATGACATCAATGATAGCTTAATGTTGATGGGTTCTGTAGAACCACAAACAGTTAGAGCTAACCCAATCTACGGAAACAACCATGAGTCTAGGATGATAAGGATTCCTAGAGAAGTGCCGATTGAAGGCAACGAAGCAATGGCTGTATGGAGCACTTATAGAGCTTTAAATTTAGAGACGGAATATAGAGATGACAATAATACTCATTACACTAGAGATGTAGTCGCAGGTGACTATCATGTTTGGGGTTCTGATGGAGGGACTTTTGGTTCTTCAGCCCCTTTAAGTGGGCAAACATCAGGGTATATGTATATATTATTTAATGACGACACTGAAGTAATTAACTCTATAGGTAGTAAGTCTATAATTAAGGTTGATAAGACGGGGTACTACAGAGTTAACTCCAATGTTGAGGCTACATTTTATATGCCTCAAGGGACTGGTTTAGCTTACGCTCAGTCAGAGACTAGGTTTGGGGCTATAGGGCTTCACCCTCTTCGCGGGAATCAAGACCCTACATACAGCTCAAACGGATTAGGTACATTAAATTTTAGCAAAACAATATCAACAAACGACAGTAATCAGAACGCATACACAAACGTCCCTCCATTTGATGAAACTATTAACTTGGATGGAGAAGAGGTTTACGCTAGAGATGTGTCACTTAATTTAGGGTACGACCAATATCTTAAAGCAGGAGTGGAATACTTAGTGGTTTGGTTTGATGGGTTTCATATGGTAAGCTTTTCGCAAGGTGTATACAGTAATGGGTTCTCAACGGTAAACTCAATTCAATTAGAGGTAAAGCTATCAGATAGTATATATCCACTATTTAATTACGGGTTAATTTACAACCTATCTAACCTAGATGCAACCCCGAAGGTTGGATGGGAACACTTACTGCCTGACGTTAAACCTATAGAGTTTATAGCTGAGGTTAGTAAACTTTATAATTTAATTTGGCAATCAAACCCTATAACTAAATCTACTGAGTGCGACCCTTTCTTAGATTTTTATGATTGGGAGGGAGATGTTCACAAGTTTTATGATTGGAATAAGAAGGCTACAATCAAAACTATAATAAAAGATTCCTTACTCGCTACGGATTTAAGGTACTTAATGAAGGACGATAGTAGCGATGCGTCTCTAAATAAAGGACAAACTTCTGAGTCTTTAACCTTTGGAGATGTTAGGTTTTTATCTGACAGAAATAAAGCTAAAGATAATAAGGATGTTTCTTTAAGCGTGTTCTCTACCTGTAAAATGGCTTGGGAAAAAGAGTTGTTATACGTTGATGATGGTGGGTCAGTACACAGAGGGTCTGTATACATACCAAGAATATACACAGAAGATACTGTGGCTCATTTAAGAAACCACAAAAAGCCTGAAGAAAATATGTCTCACGGACATAAGCTCCTTAGGTTTTTAGGGAACAAAAACACGGGAGGGTTTAATATAATATATAATATAAAGCGAAGCCCAAACGGGAATGACACTAATAATTATTATGTTAACGAGTTTTCAGGAATGTACGGTAAGGCTGTGTCTTACTTAACTAACAACGAGATAGCTCCTTTAACGTTTAGCGGAGCATCTTCTTTTAGCCCTGAGTCTGGCGGTGGATTCTACCATAGATTTCACCAAGCCCAAATAGAGATGTTTAAAACTAGAGATGAGATTGTTGTAGCTGAAGTACACTTAACACCTACTGACATCCACTCTTTAAACTACAGAAGGTTAGTTGTTATAGGAAACAATAGGTACATTATAAACAAGATAGTAGATTACAAACCTCAATCATCAGACCCTACTGAAGTTGAATTGATACTAGTATCTAATAGAGGTTCAAAAGAAAAACTAATTCAGTAAGAAGGTAAAGTAATGGAATCAAAAGGTTGGAAAAAAGATTTAATATTTAACTTCTCGGCTAACGGCTTACATGAGTTAGATGTTCTTCAAGACAAGACAGATAAAGCTAAGAGGGCTTTAGATGGGTTTAATAAATCTAGAAAGGAAGGTAGTGACTTAAACGCTGCTGAGGTTGCTCAGTTAACAAAGCTTAAGGTTGAGTACTCAGCTCTTAGAAAAGAGTTAAAGAAGCATGAGGTTGCTTTAGAGAAGGAGGCTACGGGTGTTGCTGCTGTAGAGAAAGCTATAAATAAAAAGAAGGCAGCTGAGAAATCTCATAGGGCTGCTCAAAAGAAAATTGAGAAAGAACAAGCTGTCGCTCAAAAGAAATTAAGAGCAGAAGAAAAGAAGGCGGCTGACGAAAAGAAAGCAACGGCAAGGAAAGAAAAAGCTAACGCTAAAACTAGGCACTCTCAATTAAAGAAAGAGGCAGCGTTAAGAAACAAAACCGCTAAAGCAACAAAGAACCAAACTAAAAACTTAATAGCTAAAGGGATTCAATTAGCCGTTATAGTTAGAGCGTTCAACACCCTTAAGGGGCACGTGTCTGAAAGTGTTAAGGTTTTTGCTGAGTTCGAGAAAGGGATTAAGAATGTGTTAACCCTTATGAGTGATGACGAGAAGGGATTGCTTAGGGAAGACTTATGGCGAGGGTCTTTAGATATAATGAAGAGATACGGTATAGCTGCAGGGGATGTTAACAAAGCTTTATTTAATACCGTTTCTGCAGGAGTCCCTGCGGGTGAGGCAATCAAATTTTTACACGCTGCATCTACGTTAGCTATTGCAGGGGTAACAGACTTAACCTCTGCGCAAACAGGGATTGTGGCTGTAATGAATGCTTACGGTAAGTCAGCGGGTGATGCTACAAGAATTGCTGAAACATTATTTACTACACAGAAGTTCGGGGTTACAACAGTAGAAGAGTTAAGTAAATCTATTGGGGTTGTATTACCCTTCGCTGCATCTGCAGGTATATCATTTGAAGAGTTAGGGGCGGCTATATCTGTCACCACTCGTTCAGGTCTTGATGCTGCTAAAACAGTTACGGCTCTTCGTGCCGCTATATCTCAAATGCAAAACCCAGCAAAGGAATCAATGCATTTGTTTGAGAGGTTTGGTATTCCTGTAGGGGCTGCCGAAATGAAACTCATAGGGTTCTCTGAAACAATGAGGAGATTAAACGTGGCTTATCAAGAGAATCCTAAGTTTGTAGAAAAGATGTTTGGTAATGTTCGTGGGCTTACAGCAGTTCTTTCTATTGCGGGTGAGAACATGGAGATGTACAATGAACAGTTAGAGGTTTACAAAACAGATACAGGAGAAGCTTCATCTCAACAAGCAGCCTTTAACGAGAACATGGACTCAGCTCAGAAAGGTATAGATAAAATGGCTTCAGCTTGGACTACATTTAAAATAAGTGTAGGGGATTCTAAGATGGCTATGGCAGCAATAGAAAGAGTTACTGATTTACTGACACTATTTAATAGTGAAGATATAAGTAATTGGTCTGCATTCTCAGCAATCATAAACGACTTAATGACGGGTGGATTCTTTAGCGATTCAATCGGAGTAGACAGAGCTATGCAATTAGCTGAAGAAAACAAAAATATAAAAGAGGGGATTGCTGTTAGGGCAGAATTAATAGAACTTCAAAAGAGTCCTTACGCCAACGTAGTCGGAGGAATGACTAATGATTGGTATACAACAGGGCAAGCTTCTTATAAAAAATATTTAAAACAAGCTGCCGAAGGGGATGAACGAGCTAAAGGAATAATTGCTACAATGAATAAGATGATGGCTCTAGAGGAGAGGGCTAGAGAGTTTCAACTGCAAGAAGATGCTTTAGGGTTTAGCCCGTTTGGGGACAACCCTAGAGTAGATTTAAGCGAGGTATCTACTCAGTTAGGAATCTATTATGATTTACATGAGAAGGTTCAGTTGCTAGGAATTTCAGATGACGCTAAAACTAAGAAGAAAGCTGACGCCCATAAAGCTGAGATTAATGAGTTGGCTGCAATCTCTATGGCTTACAGGACTTTAGAGGCTTCAGTAAAAGCTGTAAACGCTGAGAAGAAATTAGGTCTATCAGATGACGCTTTAGAGAAGAGGGATTCTATGTGGACGAACTTTTGGAAGAAACCTAAAGGAGGGGTAAAAGCAAAGGATGTTAATGATGTTGAGATAGCTATGGTTGAGGAGGATTTAATTATGGTGAGGAAGCTATTATCAGGAGAGGTTTACATACCTGAAGATATGGACGCTTGGGAGGCTTTAAGAAAGCAATTAACAGATAACATTATAAGTAAAAAAGAATACGATGAGAAGTATGAGGCACTAGACAAAGAGCTGAAGATATACGAGCATGGTAGTATTGAAAGAGAGAAACTAAAAAACAAAGCGTCTGCTTTAAACGTAAAGCTTAGTAAGCTTCAGATTGATAGAACTAAAAAGAGAACTAAAAAAGAGTTAGACTTATATAAAAAATTATTTGACGCTTTAGCTAAGATGGCTTCGTCTTGGGTTAACAGGGCTCACGAAAATTTTATGAAGAAAAATCAAGCAGAGCAAGATGCTAACCAAGATAAGTTTGATAATGGAATTATATCTGAAGCTAGGTATAATAAAGAAAAGGATAGGTTAGAGAAAGAGGCTTTTGAAAAAACTAAGAAGAAAGAGATGGCGTTGCTAACTATAGCATTCGCTAGAGAGTTGGCTGCTATTAGAATGCAATCTATGGCTGCGCCTCAAAACGCTGTGTCTGCAGGTCTTTGGGGTTTAACCCAAGCAGCAACCTTAAGCGTTATCGCTACGGCTTCATACCTATCTAACATGGCTTTAGTTGCTAGTCAAACGATGGCTCAAGGTGGATTAGTTGAAGGGGCTTCTCATTCTCAAGGTGGAGTTAAGTTTGCTTTAGGAGGAAGAGTCACAGAGCTTGAGGGCGGTGAAGCAGTATTAAATAAAAGAAGCACGGCTATGTTTGGGAATACCCTTAGTGCTATGAATGTAGCAGGTGGAGGGAAATCATTCTCATCCCCTAACTTATCAGGGTCAAGCTTAATAGACTATCAAGCACTAGCCAATGCTGTCAGTAAAAACATAAATGTAGTTTTACCTGTTGAGAGTTTTAACAGAGTTAACAATAAAGTTCAATCTATTCAATCAACAAATAAGTATTAATATGAGTTACGAGAAGCTTATAAGTATTATACAACAGGACACAAACCTTTTAGATATTACATCTATAGTTTATAAACTAAAATCTATAGGTGCTTTAAGTGACATGTCGGTTAGGAATTGTTTAATAAGATATTCCTTTGATGAAGCGTTAAAGAATAACGACTACGAATTGATTAAGAATATTTTCATAGACCTGTCTATAGAGTATGACGTATCCATCAGAACGGTTCAAAGAGTTGTTTATGATTACATGAAGAAGTGACAGCTACTGTCATCTAAACAAAATAATATTGTCTTAAATTTGCGTATATGAAGAATTGGTATCAAGTTAAAGCTTCTGCGGAATATGCAGACGTTTATATTTATGATGAGATTGGTGCTTACGGAATCTCAGCAAAGGATTTTATATCTGAGTTATCTCAGTATAAAGGTAAACCTTTGACGATCCATATTAATAGTGGTGGGGGAAGTGTCTTTGATGGGCAGTCCATGTCTACAGCTATTAAGAATCACGAAGCCCCTGTAACCACAGTTATAGAAGGTGTAGCTGCAAGCATGGCAACCATAATAGCTTTGTCGGGAGACTCAGTTCACATGACTGAGAATAGTTTGTTTATGATTCACAATCCTATGTTAGATAGTTTTGGGGATAAGAATGAATTAAGTAAAGCTATAAGTTTGCTAGAGAAGATTGAGATTAGTATGTTAAATACTTATTCTAATAAAACAAACCTACCTAATAAAGACTTGTCAGACATGATGAATGACGAGACTTGGTTTACTGCTGATGAAGCTTTAAGCGCAGGGTTTATAGATAAAGTTATTGGTGAGGTTAAGGTTGCTGCTAATTTTAATTCAGACAATTTTAAGTCAAAGACTCACGAAGAAATTATAAATGTTTTAAACGGAGAGAATAACGATAAACTAAATACAACAGAAGAGATGAATGACAAAAACAAGAATTGGTTTGCTGCTCAATTTGATAAGATAGCAAACCTAATAGGGAACGCGGAAGTTCAAGTAGAGCAAGTTCAAGAGCAACCTGCTCCTACAGAAACTATTGTTCAAGAGGTTACAGAGCCTGAGGTAGAAAACAATACCCCTGACTTCTCTGAAGATTTAGATAGAGTAACCAAAGAGAGAGATGAGTTACTGAAACAAGTAACCGTATCTCAAGAAGAGCAATTAGATTACGGGAAAGAAATAGAAACAATGAGGCAGCGTATTAATCAACTAGAGGCTACGCCTTCAGTTTCATTAGGCGTTGACCCCTCACCTATAGCCACTCCTAAAGAAGAACAATCTTCTTGGGATAAACTGGCTCAAACACTTAAACATTAATCCATAAAAATAAACTAAAAAATTATGGCACAAACTTATCTTACTGATACTAGTAATGCAGCAGCCTTTGTTGGCGCAGACGCACTACAGTATTTCGTATCCCCACTCTTCTTAGGTGAAGATGTATTATCGGGGATGGATGTGATGACTGAAATTAAAGGGAAAACTAACCTAGACCATTTCGCTGCAGCATCATTCTTAACAAAAGCAGACAACGGAGAATCTTTCGTTGGTGGAGAAGGAGCTATTTATACAAACCCTACTATCTCTCCTGTTAGAGTTGAGGTTGAGGTTTCAATGAATGGTAACAACTTCTACAATAAAGTTAAAGGTCAAGTACTACGTTCAGGTACAGACAAAGACAATGTTGATGGAACTGTTCTTAAACAAATCGGAGCTGAAATCTTAATGCAAGGTATCGCTGCTGATTTTAATCGTCAACTTTGGTTCTGTGAGGACGAGTTAACTCATTCTGTTGCAGGCTCTACCCACAATAATGCCGCTCACTACGAGCTTTACAACGGTATCTTCGCTTCTTTAGCTGCTAAGGTGTTGGCTGCTCAAAAAGTAACTACTGCATATACTACAGCAACTGTAATGCTTAAAGCTATGTACGCTGCTGCGACTCCTGAATTAAAGGAACTTCCTAAGAAATTCTACGTGTCGGGTGCTATTGCAGATGACTACGTTGACGAATTAGTTGCTGAAGGTAATCACGTTGCTTACGCTGACGGACAAGACGGAATCGCTAACTTAAAGTTTAGAGGTATTCCTATTGTAATCCGTAGAGATTGGGATGCGTTATTAGTTGCTGAAGGTGCTGCTATTTCAGCTACTGTAGGGGCAGAGGTTGATGCGGGTATCACTGGATGTACAGGAACTTTAGATGCATATCGTGCTGCGTTAATCGCTGACAACGGTGTAGTTGTAGGTACTGACTTCGGTGGAGCTGCTGTTGAGACTTGGTATAACCAAGACCAAAAAGAACTGCGCTTCCGTTTAGGTTACTTATGTGACACGGTGTTATTAGACGCTAAATTAGCTGTAACATATATCTCTGCTAACTCATAGTCGGTAGTTTGATTATAAAGAATAAGGGAGGGGGTACTCCCCTCCTTTTTTTATAACTTTAAAAATATTCTAAATGGCATTATCGTCAATACCCGTAGTAAATAACGACCACTTCTCTTATGGTGGTGTTAAAAAACTAGAGATTGCAAGTACATTTACCGTTGCTGTTACTGATGACTTAATAGCAACTGCAACGTTGACTTCACCTAAACTAATTGAGTTTGAGAAGGAGTCTAGTAAAATGTCTGTATCTTCTAGTAGTAATGATTCATCCTTTAGAGGCTATAACGTCACTATTGAGGGATATATCCCTAAGATGAAAAGGGCAGATTTAGTTGCCTTACAACAAATGCAAGAGTTAGAGTTCGTAACTAGAGTGTATATGTGGGATGCAGCTTCTGCTACTGAATCATATATAATCGGTTGGGACAATGTAACCTCTGATAATGCAGCAACAACTAGATTTGGGTGTAAAGTAGAAAGTGTTGAACTTGATTCAGGCGCAGCTTTATCAGACCAAAATGGAGTAACCCTTAAATTGTCTTGCGTTATGGGACAATTTCCAGGTCAAATCGCTTAAAAGAAAAAGACATGGCAATACAACCTATAAGCTTACAAGCAAAGGAACACTACAATTTTATACCCGGAGGTATAAAAGAGATGACTCTTTGGGAGTCAGATAACATTCACGACTCCTCAAGCGCTGCATCTTTAGAGGGAACTTTCGTAAACTCTGATACAGCAAATACTTGGGTAGGAGTTGCGGCAGATATCCCTGATGGAGCAGAAGACATTAAGAGTGATAGCAACAAATCTAAAATGACTGTTTCTGCTACTCAAGAAAAAGGGTTAATGCTTTACACTATAAGTGTTGAGCTTTCATTCCCTTACAAATCAAACACACTAACTTTACTAAACTCGTATAGAGGTAAAGCTTTAGGGGCGTATGTTACCGTAAACAATAAAGATATATCTTTATCGGCGGACGCTAATGCCGCTGATAATATTCAATACTTAATCGGTGCTGAATCTATTTTAGGTACTTTAGGTAATGGTACTCTAGGAGAGACTGGCGCACACTATAGCGATTTCGCTTTATTTTTAGATAGTATAGAATCTGACTCAGGGTCTAAGCCTGATGATGGTAGTTCTGTTACAGCTAAGTTCACTTGTGTACAAGGAGCTCCACCTGCTGTAGTAACGTTCTCGTAATAGTTAATAAGGATTAAGGGGTGAACGAAGTAGTAACCCTTTATTTCTTATCTTTATATTATTAACTAATAGCACCTATCATTTTGAAAGGAAGAAGAAAGAGTCCTGCAAGAAAACCTAGTGGTGGCGGTGTCAAAACCTCAACTAAGAAGTTAATAGAGCAGAAAGCTAACGGTAGGCTTAGGTTTGAAGTTATAAACCTAGCGTCTAATATAAACTTTACTGAGAATAAAACTAATCCTAATACTGATTGGTATCCATTCGGTAATGATAATTTATTCCCTCAATACTTAGCGGATTTAAAAAGAAAGTCTAGTACTCATAGAGCTATACTATCTCAAAAAGCTACATACTCGTCAGGTACGGGCATAACTACGTCCAACGTAAAGCTAGCTGAGTACATTAAATCCGTGAACGTTGCAGGTCAATCATTAAAAAAGATTCTGCGATTAGCTGAAGATGATTACTACACGTTTGGTAATTGCTACGTAGAGTTTGTTCAGTACGATGGTGGTTTAAATATGTACCACGTTGACGCAACTCAATGCCGAGTTCACAAAAATTTATCATCAGTATACATACACCCTAATTGGGCTAACGTAAACGGAGAGCTAGACCTATTAAGGGAAGTCCCTATGTACCCAAACTTTGAGGGGGGTCGTTCTATTATGATGTTAAAGGATTACGAAAGTGAGTTTCAACGATACGGTATTCCTGATTATATAGCAGCCGCAACTAACGGAGCTATAGAAATAGATTATTTAATACAGAGATACAATCACTCTAAGTTTCAGAATGGGTTTATGCCATCAGCTATCATAGAGATAGATGGGTCTATGAGCGATGATGAAGCCGAGCAATTAATATCCCTTGCTCAAGACAAACTTACAGGGGAAAATAATAATAGTAAGATTCTGTTTTTAGTTAAAGAGGGAAATCAATCCTCTCAAACTAACGTTACAGTCCTTGATGATAATAAGGATGGTAGCTTTATGGAATACCAAGAGCTGACAAGAAACAATATTGTTACAGCCCATAGGTGGCAGCCCGCTTTATCGGGTATAGTATCTAGTGGGAAGATGAATAACACAGGTAGTGAGATAAGAATATCTTATGACTTAGTTATGAGGACTGTTATTAAAGATACTACAGAACAAGTCTTTGAACCTATAAGAGATGTTCTCGGGGTTTTATTAGGACTAGACACTTCAGACTTAGAAATACAATTTGAATCCCCTATATCTTTTGCTTCTGATATTAGCATACAAGATATAGCTGATATTAACGAACTAAGAAAACTAGTTGGGTTAGAGGAAAGACCAGACCTAGATGATGTTTACTTAAATAAAACAATCAGCAACGATGGCGGCAACAGACTATAGACAATACGGTAATTTGATTACCGCAGCAGAGGTTGTAGATATAGCTATGACTAACGCGAATATGGATACGTCTATTATAGATGATAACATTATTCTTATAGCGGAGATAACCCACCTTAAACAATACTTAGGTGATTATTTTTGGGGAGAATTAAGGAAGAGGAAACAAAACGACGCCTTAGGTTCTACGGAGGAGACTCTTTTAGGCAACTATATAAAACCTTGCCTAGCCTTATACGTTAAGTATGAAGTTTTAAATGACATGCAATACAATACATCATCATCAGGGATTACAATTAACACTGATGAATGGTCTGAGGTTGCAGACAACTCTGAGATTGGTAGGCTACGGGAAGATACATTTAGAAAGGCTGAGATACTTAAGAATGATATGATGGATTGGTTAGACGACTCTAACAATGCGGGGATATTCGTTAACTACGAACACTCTGAAAACAATAGACACTCTAATGGGGATAACGTGACAAGGATTGGTGGTATATTAGCTTATGGCAATAACTTAAACCACATAACAAGCTATAAACGTAACGAAGATTAACTAGAATGATGAAGTCATTTAGCGAAATAAAAGATTCTATAGAAGTTTCCACTATAAATGGTGGGGCAGTATTAATATCAATGAGTGAAGTGGAACAGACGTTAAGAATACTATCATTAGTATTCGCAGTAGCTTACACGGGGTGTAGGTTATTTAATTTATGGAAGGATAACAAAAAGAAATAGTTATGCCAACACAGGATTATACTACAGTAGCAGCAGCTTACAAAGCATTCTTTAGCACACAGAACAGGAGTGGTTCTTCTGCTGAAGTATCTGCTAATGAGCAGTTTGATAGAGACAATCTACTTCATTACTTGGAGGAGAATTTTAAAACTAATGGGGGTGGAGTTTCTTTAGAGAAATTCAGAGCTTTAATGCACACCTTAATTAAGTCTGTCAAGGTTCAGAAAGATGATTTCTCCGTAGACGTTTTATTAAGTAGGGCTTGTAGGATAGCGTCAGCATCAACAAGTAGAAATTATTTCCCCTCATCATACTACGGCTACCTATATAATTATTGGAGCACATTCGAGTCGGGGGATTTAAGTGACACAACACTACCTACAGTATCAGCCGCATACGGAAACTCATTCCCTGAAACTCCATTTGAATTATGGGACTTACAGGGTAAAGGGTATATACAAAACTCAAGCAGTACAGGCGAAGTAACAATAACTATGTACTACTGTGACCCTGATGATGCTACCAATGGAAACTTCCAAAACGTAGTATACGTAGGAGCTGACACAGTTGACTGCGTTATAACAGATACTGATTACGCTTGGAATATTCAAGGTTCAGGTAGGATTCCTAGTAATAAAAAGATTCTAACCTTTGTAAGAAATGACGGTTGGACTGCGTCAACTGAGACTCTATACTTTAGTCAAACATTAACCTACTCCAAGCATAATGCTTCATACACTCAATCGTAATGAAAGCTTTATTAGTTAGGCTTAAGGATGACGGAATAGAAACTATAGGAAAGCTTTTAATTATTAATGGCAATGATTTAGTTTTAGAGTGTAATACATTAGAACTTCCCTTCAAAGCTAACATAAGGAATATAAGCTGCATCCCTATTGGTGGGTATGTTGTAGGTAGAAGATACTCAGAGAGACACGGAGAACACTTAAAAGTTTATGATGTAGATGGTAGGAGTCACATACTGATCCATAGTGCGAACTACGTTACAGAGCTTCGAGGATGCATTTCTGTAGGTAAATATTTTGTAGATATAAATAAAGATGGTAACTTAGACGTCTCAAACAGTAGAGACTCTTTAAATAAGATTCTATGCTTACTAACTAATGAAGAAACAGAAGAGTTTAACTTAGAAATAATTAACTTATGATTGAGTACATATCACAAAACGGAACAGACATTATCGCAATCACTGTAGCTATCATGGCTGCAATAAAAATTGTTGTTCGCCTTACACCTTCAGTTAAAGATGATGCAGTGTTCGGAAAGATAGATAAGATTCTAGAATTTATTATTCCTAACTATGGGTCTAAGAAAGAAGAATAAAAAAACAGAAGAGCCTGTGATTAATCCCTTAGTTACAACTAGCGCAAAGATATTATCCTTTGTAATCCCTAAGATGTTTAGGGATAAGAATGGTAAGTGGTCTAGCAAGAGAACTATAGGTGGGGTTATAGCTATAGCTGCCGTACATCAAATAGATGTTGCGGGTCAAGTTACTTGGGAGCATTTAGTTATGATAGCTTTATCTGTAGCCACCCTTTACGCTGCTAAGTAAAAGGAATTACGATAGGTAAAGTCCCTTCGTTTAATACAACCCCGCAAGATAGTTTATATGTTTTAGCGAAGTGCTTTGCATACGCCATAGCATACGTCTTTCTATCAACACCACAACCTACTTGCATACCCCAATGACCTGCGTTATATATAACTGAAGCTTCAGTGTGTATATGTCCTTGAACTACAGGGCACTCAAACTGTAGAGACTTATTGGCTGCAGCATTTCTACCTGAAGTCCCTGTTCCGTGAACATAAAGAACTCCATCTATTTTATGATGCTCTTTAAAGTCCCATCCGTCAACACCCAACACCTCATCGTAGTCTCTAATCCAACGAGCTGAGATTCCTGCGTCAAACCCCTTCCTACGAACAATAGCATCGTGATTCCCTATGCAAACTTTAGCATTAGGGAACGCCTCATACCAAAGCTGTATCTTCTCTATAGCCCTATCAAGCTCTTCTCCCGCACCGAAACCGTCAGGGTCTGAATTGTGAAAGCTAGAGTAGTGAGAGTCTATTACATCTCCTATAAAGACTATCTCAGAGCAGTTATACTTCTCCTTCTGTTTTAAGCAGTGCTCTAAATAACCATCAAGACAGAAAGGTTCGTGAATATCCCCTATAACTAAGACATTACCCGTGCTAGATTTACTAGACTGTCTACTCCCTTGTATTAATTCCCATTCAAATTGAGATAATCTAGGTCTGTATTGCTTATCCATAATAAATGTTTCGTATTATAGCAGACAATACAGGTATTGATATAGTATTGCCAGCCTGTTTATATAGTTGAGTGTTACTGTTTGTAGGTAACATCTTGTTAAACTCCTTATCGGTGAACCCTTGCAATCTAAAGCATTCTAACGGGGTCAGCCTCCTTACTTTATTTTTAAAGACTAATGAATCTTCTTTAGCTGTAGTTAAAGAGTTACACACATCATCCTTTCTTACCTCTAATTGTTTACCTTCCCCTCTATTCCTTAAAGCAGCACCTTTAAATTCTATAGCTTGAGTGTTCTGCGTGTCTAAACAATAAGATAACCCATCCTCTTTACTTAGGTGGCCTGAGCCTCCTTTACCTGTCTTGCTTGAGCGAGGAAATAAAGAGTGAGTTATTATCGTGTTATCCGTAGGGCATAAAGACCCGTTAGCTCTTAAACAATTAGCTATATCATCCATCTCTTTAGGACTCCAAAGGAATCCCGTCCCCTTCTCTTTATGATTATCGTTGTGCTTAGAGAAACCTTTAACCATTTTCTCGCTTAGATAGTACTTACTATCTACATCTGCCTCAAGAACATCTTTAATAGTTGTGGTTAGGGGGAATCCTGTAGGGAAGTTGAACAACCTAAACTCTTTAAAGCCTACAATAAAAACCCTCTCCCTATTCTGTGGTAAACCAAAGTCTTTTGTGTTCAAAACTTTGTAGTGAATGTTGTAACCCTCTCCTTCTAGTGTATGTAGTACTGTTTTAAATGTATTCCCTTTATCGTGACTAAGCAAACCCTTTACGTTCTCTAATACGAATACTTTAGGTTTAGTTTTATTTATAGAATCAACAAGGTTATGAAAAAGAGTACCCCTAGTATCACTAAACCCATGTCGCTTTCCTGCGACTGAGAAAGGTTGACAAGGAAATCCACCGAAGTATAAATCAATAGGAGGAATGTCGCTAGGAATAGAGCGAGTAGTAATGTCATCAAAAAAGTATTTAGGGTTGTGTAGAGACAAGTAAGACTTCCTTGCGAACTTATCTTTCTCACAAGCAAAAACTAAATTATACTCAATCCCCAACCTGTTTAACGCTAACTCGGGAGCTCCAACCCCTGAGAAATCTGTAGCTACATTAAGTTTCATATCAACACAAAGGTACTAAAAAAAAGAAAGCCCTGCAACAGCAGAGCTAACTTAATGTTTAACCAAAAACACGATATGCAGAGAAGCACAACAGGATAAGGTAAAGATACTATTTACTTTCTCTTAACCAAGCATTTGGTACTACTTTCTCGCACCACTTTATGTCATTTTTCTCACACCATTTTGCGTAAGTCGTTTGACTCCCCTTCCTTATTTTATTGTTAGCGTTTTGAAACAAGAATCTTATGTCTAAGTCAGGATGTTGTTCCTTAATTAGTAAGTGCTTAGTTCTATCCGCTTTAACTAAGCGACCCTTAACCTCTAATATAATACCGTTTGGTAAGATTACATCAGGGGTGTAAGAGTGCTCGCTCGAGGGAATTACATAATTTATTTTTAGGGTTTCGTACTCAATCCCCTTTACTTTCCTTTTCTTTAAGTCCTTCCAGACTCGATGTTCTAACCCACTTCGGAATCCTGCTTTCACAGCAGCAGTTCTTATAGGACTCTTCTTCCTCCAAATCATTTATAAGTTTTTCTATGTACACGCAAGCGTCCATAAGTTCTTCTTGAGTGTGTTTAAGCCATTCTAATGTACTTAAATCACCTCGCTCCATAGTTGTTCCATACTTTTTTTTCCCAACCTCAGAGCGTTTTAAAATCTTATCACAAACTTGCTGTTCTATTACACTCATTGTCTAATCCTTTAGTCACAAAGTTAACATATTCTAATTCCTTATCCAAACATTTCTTCTTCCAAAGAACCATCTCTTGCTTATAGAACAACATCTTAAAATGAGATTGATTGAATAAAATCAAGCAACGTTCTAAATCATCTACTCTTTTCCCTTTCTTTTTAAACGCTTCAGGTGTCATCTTCCCTGCGTTATTATTAAGTTCCTCTCTCATTTTAGAAACCTCTATAGTCATTTCAGAATACGCAGCCATAAAACTATTCTCTTCGTTGTTGGCGGTCATATCCCTAATTAAATCTAATGCTTGTTCTGTTGCTTGCATAACTTAATGTTTACTTAATATATATTTAACCTTAGTTAAAGTCTTTAGCTTTATATTTACGCTATGAATAAATTCACAAAGT